ATGATCCACGCCGTGCGCGACCTGCGCGGTGAAGGACGCACCGCGGTGGAGCTGATCTGATGGCGGACGTCATCTACGCGCGCCAGGGCGATACCCTCGACGGCCTGCTCTGGCGCGAGCGGGGCCTCGGCCCCGCGGCGTTGCCGGGAGTGCTCGCCGCGAACCGCGGCGTCGCCAAGCTCGGCGCCGTGCTCCCCATCGGGACCGCGATCGATGTGCCGCCCGCGGCCGCCGCCGCCCCGGTCACCCGCGACCTCGTCCAACTCTGGAGTTGATATGGAAACCAAGCTTCATGCCGTGCTCGAGGCGTTCCTGACGCTCCTCTCGGGCCTTGCCCCCGGTGCGATCGGCGCCGCGGTCGGCATGGCCTGGAAACAAGGCCTCACCTGGCGAGAGCGTTTCGTGCAGCTCGCCGTCGGAATCGTGGTGAGCTGGTTCGCCACCCGCGCGATCGGCGCGCTCTGGCCGCTGTGGTTCAAGGGCCAGGCCGACCCGTTCGTTCTTCAGGCGATTGCCTTCACCTTCGGCATGATCGCCTTCGAGGCCACGCCACGCTTCATCTCCGGCATGTCCGACGTCATTGGCGGCCTGCCCGCTCTGATCCGCGACCGCTTTATCGGAAAGGGAGGCAACTGATGCGCCGCATCGACCTGATCGCTATTCACTGCGCTGCGACGCCTGAGGGGCGAAACGTCACCGCGGCGGACGTCGACCGGATGCACCGCCAGCGCGGGTTCCGGAAGATCGGCTATCACTTTTTCCTGCGTCTCGATGGGACGCGCGAGATGGGCCGGTCACTCGAGGAGGTCGGCGCCCATGTCGAGGGCCACAACGCCAACTCGATCGGCATCTGCTACGCCGGCGGGGTCGATGCGCGGGGCAAGGCGAAGGATACGCGCACGCCGGAGCAGCGTGCCGCGATGCGGACACTGATCGTCGAGCTGAAGGCTCGCTTCCCCCACGCGCGGATCTGCGGCCACCGCGACCTGTCGCCCGATCGGGACCGCGACGGCCGGGTCGAACCGCACGAGTGGCTCAAGGATTGCCCGTCCTTCGACGTCGGCGCGTGGCTGCAGGAGGAGGGGCTGTGATCAAGCTGCTCACCGGTGCTGCTAGGGCGCTGCACGGATTCCTAGGGTCGAGCTGGTATGTCCTGCTCGCGCTCGCGGCGGTCGCTGGCTGGTTCTATGCCGACGCCCGCCGGGCTGGTGCCGATCGCGATGCATGGGCGCAATGGGGCGCCCAACTCTGCGCCTACACCGGTACTACGGCAGACGCCGCGACCGTCGAGGTGCCGACCAACAAGGGGAAGCGCCGCGTCAAGAAGGCGCGTGGCCAGCTCTGCGCGGAGGCGGTGCAGGATCTCGCGAGCTTCAAGGCACAGGCCAACTCGAAAACCGCCGACGTGCTCGGCAAGGCGCAGGCACAGCGCGAGGAAAAGGCGACGGCCGATGTCGCCGCTGCGTCGCGCGATGCCACCGATCGCGGCCGCGCCGCCGCGAAGATGGAGAAAATCGATGACCAGGTTGGCGAGGATGACCGCGTTGATGGCAACTGGTTTGCTGGCATCAACGACCTTGGCGGGCTGCAATAGCACCGTCCAGCGCACGGCGCCGCAGATTGTCGCGGTGCCGGTGAAGGACACGCCGCCAGCGGACCTGCTCGTCTGCCCGACGCCGGCGCCAGCGTTTCCGACGAACGTCGCCGCCACGATCCCCGCAGCGGTGCGCACGCCGCTCCGGGGACTGGCACTCAACTATCGCGACCTGTTCGATCGCAACCGCCGCCTCGTCAACTGGATCGCGCCCGGCACCTGCCCGGTGCCTGCGGCCGCGCCAAAGGAATAGACGTGCTGCACAAGCCGACTTCGCTGCGTACTTTGCTCCTCGCCAAGGTGCCCGTCCTGAAGGACAATCCTGACCTGCTGTCGATGTTCATCGACAAGGGAAAGGTCGTATCGCGCGCGACCGCCTCGCTCTCATTTCAGTATCGCTACACGCTCAACATGGTCGTTCAGGATTACGCCGGCGATATCGACGCGCTGATCCTCCCCATTCTGCTGTGGATCCAGCAGGAGGAACCTGAGCTGCTTGAGCGTGTCCCGCATGAACCCCTCACCTATGAGTCCGAGATCCTCGACGCGGATTCGGCGGACGTGTCGATTCTCCTCGAGCTGTCGGAACGCGTCCTCGTCGCGTGGAGCGAGGAGCATGGCAAGTACGCCGTCACGCATCTCGGCGACGGCCATCCGCCACACGCTTTCGACGCCGGCGGCGCCACGCTCAATCAGGTCCTGATCGACCCGGACCCCTCGTCCTGATGACGGACAACGGCCTCGAACGGATCGAGGAGCTTTGTGGCGCGATGCTGCAAGGGCTGTCCCCCGGCGAACGGCGCGCGCTGCTGCGCACGGTCGCACGTACAATTGCCGCTTCCCAGCGGGATCGCATAGCCCACCAGCGCGCGCCGAACGGATCCGCCTTCCCGCGCCGCAAGCCAAAGGAAACCGCGGCGCCCGGCGCCTATCCGCTGCGCTTCCTCTATCCAAAGGGCGCAGCGGAGCCGCGGCTGGTGACAATGTCGAGTTGGGTTCGCCAGGGACCGCTCATCACCGGCTACGACCAGGAATCAGGCGGGATCCGCAGCTTCTTCTGGGACAAGGTCGCAAAATGGCTTCCCGCTGCCGAAGTCGGCGCGTCGAAGGGCAGGCTCCGCCGGCGCGGATCAATCCGGCAACGCGCCATGTTCCGAAAGCTACGCGGCGGGCGTTTCCTGCGCAGCGGCGCGAGCGCAAGCGAGGCATGGATCGGCTTCAGCGGTCGCGCGGCCGAGATCGCATGGGTGCACCAGGAAGGGCGCAGTGATCGCCCGGCGGCGCGTGCGCGCGCAGTACGGTACGCGAGGCGGGAGCTGATCGGACTTACCGACGCTGAGCGTGCAGTAGCGGCTGCCATATTGCTCGATCATATCGCCCGGCGCGCGCCCTAGGATTCTGGTGGAGGCATTCTCGGTGCGTCGTCCAGAAGAGCTTCACCGATAGGAGGAAAGTTTGCCGGTACGTTAGAGAAGATCACGCTCTGATCCCGCATCACCACGAATGCGATGACCCATTCGCCCTCGATAAACCGCGCCCGAATCAATTGCGACCACAGACCATTGCGCGCCCCAAAGAATGCATTCCAGCCTTGCGACGGCATCTGTGGTTCAAGCACGATTCCGGAACCTGAAGCGATACCCGGAGCCAGTTCATCAAGCTGGAACGTCACGTCTGACGCGAAGGGGTTGCCAGCCTGCATGTCGGCGTTGAACCGGTTGCAGTCGACGATGCGGACGGTGACGTTCGACAGAACATAATCACCTTGCTGGATAGCAAACGGAACGAAGCGGCCCTGCGGCATCGCCGATAGGATCAAATACGCGTAAGAGTCGCCGCCGATTATCGTATCCTGCATTCGCTTGGTCGAACTCTCAATGTCGTCCGCGAGCTTCGCGAGGCGATCTTCGACGCTTTTCAACCCACGTTCCGTTCGCGCTTGCCGCCTGACGCGAACGACCTGCCCCGTGCCCCATGACGCCAAGAAAAATGCGGGGCCGAATGTGCTAATGACCCCCGCGACGCCCCAACCCGCGGGCGCGGCATAGATGTTGTATCCGGTCCAGAGCGCCGCGAGCACGAAGGGAATCCAAAACTCCCTCAGTATTTGTTTGAAGGTGTGCAAATCGTCCCCTCCCCAAAGGTCCGGGCCTTGTAGAGTGCTGTTCTACAAGGCTCGCGGCTAACTCTGCACCATCCGGCGTCCGTAACAAATGCCGGTGTCCGATATCGCCGCCAGCTCCTCCGCCGTCGACCTGTCACGCCTTCCGGCGCCGACGGTAATTCAGCAGCTTTCGTACGATGACATCTACGCCGCTAACCTCGTGCTAGCGCAGCAGCTCATCGACGACTTCGACGCGCTCGTTCCTTCTGACCCGGCGGTAAAGCTGCTCGAGGTCTGGGCGTATCGCGAACTCCTGCTGCGCGGCGAGTTCAACGACGGCGCCCGATCGCTGATGCTCGCCTACGCCGATGGAGCCGATCTCGACCAGATTGCGTTGCGGGTCGGCGTGTTCCGTCAGGTCCTCGACCAGGGCGATCCCGCCAACGGCGTCGATCCCGTCCTTGAGGATGACCAGTCACTCCGCCAGCGGATCGTGCTTGCACCGGAAAGTTTCTCCTGTGCCGGGCCTGAACTCGCCTACATCTTCCACGCAAAATCGGCGCACCCCGACGTGCTGGACGCCAGCGCGACTTCTCCCGCACCGGGAGAGGTACTGGTGACATTGCTGTCCCGCACCGGCAACGGGGCCGCACCGCTGGCAACGATCGATGCTGTCGCCGCGGTGCTCACGCCCGTCACAGGCAATCGCATTCGTCCGATGGGCGACCTGGTTACGGTTGCCTCGGCCGAGATTGTCGACTTCACGATTACCGCCATCGTCTACACCTTCGCCGGTCCCGACCATACGGTTGTGCTCGACGCGGCACGCACACGTCTCGACGCCTATCTGGCCGAAAACCGCAAGCTCGGCCGCAACATCAACGATTCCAGTATCAAGGCGGCATTGACCGTGGCAGGCGTTCAGCGCGTCGCACTGCCCGGCTGGGCAGATGTTGTCTGCGATCTCACCCAAGCCGCATGGTGCGCCGACATCGCCATCACCCATGGCGGCTATGACGACTGAAGCGTCCCTCCTTCCTCCCAATGCGACCCCGCTGGAGCGCGGCCTTGCCGCAGTGTCGGCGCGCGCCTCCGCAGTGCCCCTCCCGCTCGCCGAGCTTTGGGATCCGGAAACTTGCCCGATGCCGCTGCTGCCCTGGCTGGCCTGGGCGCTCTCGGTCGATAGCTGGGATCCGGAATGGCCCGATGGGACCAAGCGGGCCGCCGTGGCCAATTCGATCGCCGAGCATCGCATCAAGGGTACCCGGGCCTCGGTCGAGGCGGTGATGGAACGCTTCGACGCACTGCTCGAGATAGTCGAGTGGCACGAGACGGCCCCGCGCGGCACGCCGCACACCTTCGAAGTTTTCCTCCCGCTCGTGCTCCCTGACGGCACCGCCCCTGGCGGGCGCCGTTCGACCGCTGCGTTTGCCGAGCAGCTGATCAGCGAGATCGCGCGCACCAAGCCTCTGCGCGAGCACTTCACGCTGGTCCAGAAGCTCACCGCCGAAGCAGCGGTCGGCATCCAGGGCGCGGCTCGCATGGCGGGGCTGCTTCGCGCACCCATGGAAATCACGATCGACGAAAGCCAGCCCTGGGCGGATCTGCTCCAGGACGAGGATGGCCAGCCCCTCCAGGATGACGAGGGCTTTTTGGACGAAACGCCATGACCGCGCTCCCGCTCATCATCACTACGGCGGGCCTCGCCCGCTTCACCGCTGCTCAGGTCGATGACGACATCGATCTCGGCATCACCAGCGTCGGGCTGACCGATCAGACCTTTGTTGCTGCGCCCACGCTCACGGCGCTTCCCGGCCAGTTCCGCGAGGTCGATACGATCTCGGGCGAAGCGGTCGGCGACAACGTCGTTCACATGATCGTCCGCGACGCGGCCGAACTCAGCTACACCGTGCGCGGTTTTGGCTTGTTCCTCGAGGACGGTACGCTCTTCGCTGTCTATGGGCAGGAAGAGCCGATGTTCGAGAAATCGGACGTCACGACGATGCTGCTCGCCGTCGACATGGCCTTCCCGACCGGCGACGTCAGTTCGATCATCTTCGGCGACACCAACTTCCTCAACCCGCCCGCGACCACCACCCGGCGCGGTGTCGTCGAACTCGCGACGTCGGCCGAGGCGATCGACGGCGAAAGCGAGGAGCTGGCCATCACGCCAGCGACGCTGAAGGCCGCAATTGACGCGGCGATCGAGGCTGCCTTGAAGGCGCACGACAAGTTCGGCGACATCAAGTTGTTCTGGGGCGACGAAGAGGACGTCGAGGATGGCTGGGCGATCTGTAACGGGCAGACCGTCCCGCGCAGTGACGGGTCAGGGGACGTCACCCTGCCTGACTTTCGCGGCCGCACGCCCGTTGGCGTCGATGCTGACCATGATCTTGGCCAGCAGTTCGGCGCGTGGACCAAAGATATCACCACCGCGGCCGCCGGCGCCCATGATCACCCGGCTAGCGCCGCTCCGCACGTCCATGATTTCATCGCCAGCGGCGCGACGACCGCGCCGGGTGGCGGCACGTCGCTGACGCTCACGCCGTCCTACAAGACCGAGACGGCGGGCGGCGGCACCGACAAGACAATCAGGGAATTTACCCTGGCGATCGACGGTCCGACTGAGGCCGCGGCGACGGCCATCACCGTCAGCGAGGATGGCGAGCACACGCACGAAGCCGCCATCGACGTCACCCAGCCGTCGCTGGCCGTCCACTTCATCATGCGCATCTGATCCCGAGGACCGATCCCCTATGAAAATCATGGCCAAGGATGAGCTGGAAGACCCGATCGGCACCGAATGGGTCGTGACGGTCGGCGCGGACGGCATGGTGAAGCGCACCCGCATCTTGCTCCTCGCTGGCGCCGCGCTGGAGGCGCCGCTGGCGGCTGCGCAAGCAGGTCTGGACGCCAAGGTCGCCGAAGCCGCCGATCACGCCGCGACCGCGACCGCCGCGGCGGGGATCCTTCAACCGTTCGTCAGTCTTCCCGGCGCAGGCTCTGCCCTGCAACGCATCAACTGGGTGCGGATCTACGACCATATTCCGCTCCCGGCCAATTTCGGCCCACGCGAGGTCGGGCAGCGCGACGGCGCGGGAGGTATCAAGGAGTTCCGCGCCACCTTCTTCGGCGGGGCAGACGCCGGAACCTTCGACAAGCTGATCTGCACGCGCCCGAGCGAGCTGTTCCTCGACACCTCAGGCTATATGGGGTGGCGGATCATCCCGCTCTACGCGCTCGCCGGCGCCTTCCCCGGCATCGCCGGCGGCACGCAGGTCGGTTGGATGCGCTTCTACTTCGACGGCGCCAATTTCGGCGGCCTCGGCGGCGCCCACTACATGGACTATGACGTTTGCGGCCTGTCACTCGACCTGGTGCGCGTCGAGGAGACGGTCGTTGAGGCGATCGAGAGCCGCATCGCCGCGGCACGGGCCGAGATCTCGGCGGAGATCGCCAGCGCGATCGACCGCGCCGATGGCGACTTCCTCGGCACCGTAACCGATCCCTTCCTCACCTCGTTCATCGTGAGCGCGAAGGTCAACGAGGCGCACGAGAACGCGCGGATCGGGATCAACTTCGTCGAGCGCGCCAGATACTCGGCCGCGCTCTACCGCCTCCAGCTCAAGGCGAAGGACTTCGTTACGGGGCAGGAGTTCGCGCACAACGCCTTCATCTGGGATCACGATCCGGTGCCCGGCGGCGAGGTGATGACGCGCATCATGCTTTTCGCGGGCGCGCTGGCGCCCAACTATTCGGGCATGACGCTCGACGTCGAGATCGACCCGACCCAGCTCGGCGCCGACAAGTTCGGCTGGACGATGGCCAGTCCGTGGACGCAGGAGTTCAGCCTGTACAGCAAGTGCGGCCTGAAGCTCGACACCTACTCGACCACCGAGAAGCAGGACGACTTCCTCGACCGGTCGATCTCGGCCCACACGATCCGCATCGGCGATGTTCCGGCCCCCGACTTCGCCGAGCTCCAGGAAGCGGTCGTTTCGAAATATCTGCCCGACGATCTTCTGCCCGATGGCTATCCGACCCGCACCTCCTATCCGCTCACCTACGAAAGCAGCTATTCGAACCAGCAGAAGTTCGAGCTGGGCGCGGATCAGCATATCGAGAAGGTTCAACAGCTTTTCCCGCTCATCTATTCGGAGATGGTCGGCCGCGGCGCCTTCGCGACCAAGCTCTGGGGCGACGCCGCTTTCCCGCTGATCGATTCGATCCAGTCCTACCGGCTGGCGAAGATGGCGCTCGAGCAGCGCAACAATGGCAACTACGCGATCCACGCGGGCAGCCCGAGCATCATCGCCAAGAACCCGACCATGGGGCCGCCGGGGCAGCTCTGGCGCCGGCGCCTTGCATGGGAAGAGCTGCTCATCATGGTCGGCGCCGGCCACTCGGCCGCGATGATCGGTCAGGATCTGTCGAGCAGCGAGCGCGGGCACGCGCGCGACGTCCATTTCCACCGCGCGAACCCGGCCTCACTGTTCCCCGCATGGCTGGTCCACGACGATACGCCGGGCATGGTCGAACCCGCATATTGGCACCTCGAGCGGGTCTCGACCAATCTCACCGCCGCACCCTCCCTGCTCCTGCAAACACTGGCCGGGCACTCGGTGCGCTCGCGCTTCCTGGTCGAGGATTGCACCATGGCCCTGATCAAGGGCGAAGTGCAGATCCCCGACAATCACGCGCGCATGCCGCGGCGCGCGCGAGACCGCTGGAACTACGACGTCGCCGTCGTCGGCGGCAACGTCGAGGAGTTGCAGATCAGCGATCCGAAAATGCGCGTCCTGGCGCTGCCCGCTGGCACCACGATCACCGGAGGCACGCCCGCGGCGATCGACGCGCTGTTCGGCATGTTCGATTGGGAGACGGGGCGCAGCGATCAGCTGATGCTCGACGGATCGATTCGCGCGCTCGCCACCCGTCACGGCGGCGATCGCACCAGCGATCCCTGGTCGATCGACACCTATCACCCGGCGAACGGCGCACAGACGATCACCATGAACGCCAACTACGCGGGTATGGCCGAAGGTGCGGCGCTCGCGGACATGAACGACGGCGGCAGCCTGCTGAGTATCGTGCGGATCGATACGGAGATCGGCTTCGTGTAGGCGGAACGTCCGAGATGGGGTGGAAACCGGACGCCAGCCTACTCTTCATACTCGGCCAATCCAAAGCCTTCGGTCCAGTGATCCTGATCGAGTTCGTAACGGTCTATTTGCCAACCAGTGGGATGGTCTACGAATCCCGGCTGATCGGCTAGTCGTTTCGTGGCTGCCTCGGCGGCACCTGCGGTGCGGTATACGCCAATCAACTTACCGTCGTCGCCGTATTCGTCATTAGATCGAACGTGATGAAGAACGAAGACAGCTTCCATAGCGACGGTATGCTCGTCCACCGCAACGTCCGCAATGGCGTCGTTAGCGGCCCGTCCGCTTTTGGCGCGCCGCGATCCGGTCGGAGCGTCTGAAACGGGTGGTTAGCAGTCGATCCGCTCTTGCGCCAAGTGCTGGGCGGGAATGACCCGGAACGGGCCGGAAGTGGTTACTCACCAGATAACTCCTTATCCAGTTCGTCAATCGGACGCCGGATGCGACCTCCTCTGGGATGGTCAGCACCCGGTGCTGATGCTTCCTCCAGGGGAGTGGTTTCGAGCTCACGCCCTGCAAGTTGGCGCAATGATGCGTCGATACTTCCGAGGATATGGAGCAGTTTCACTTCGAACGGGGTCACGATGGCCCTCCTTTGCCACTGCGCAATCCAGGCCTTCCAGACGCAGCCGAAGGCAGTGCCTGAGCAAGATGCTCAAGTGCGCTCACGATTATCGAGATATACTAAACGCCGGCATTTTCCGTCGTGCAGATTTATAATCCAAATTGGTCGCCTCATAAGTATATGTAGCCATATCTCCAAAGTAACAAGACCGCTAGGCTGCCGTACTCAATTGGAGGTGATCCATGTCCATCCTAGCTGTTCCCGTGAGCATCGTAAGTAAGAATGAGATCGTCCGAGAAGGCCTGAAACGCATTCTCACCGACCAGGGCTTTTACGTGGATTGTGCCGCATTCTGTATCGATGACCTCAATGCCGAAAATGGCGCAGCCATCGTTATTATTGACGCCAGCGATATCGACGAGGGCCTCCGCACATGCACCGATGTTCGGAGACGCTGGCCAGAGCCGCGCATCGTGATCATGGCTGAGGGATTCAGCATGGATGAGGTGTCGCGCGCCTTTGCGACAGGGGCTGTCGACGGATATCTCGTGAAGGATATTTCCTGCGATCGGCTCGCCGGCGCCCTGCGTCTGACCGCACTCGGTGAGAAAGTCCTCCCTTCCCAAATCGCTGCTTTGCTCGCACACACGCCTGCAATCGCCCATTGGGACAGCAGTACGAGTGGGGCAAATCTGACAATACGTGAGGTCGACATTTTGCGGTGCCTCGTCGAGGGTGAGGCGAACAAAGTCATATCGCGTCGCCTGAGCATCGCCGACGCGACGGTCAAGGTCCACATTAAGGCGATCCTGCGAAAACTGCATGTTCGCAACCGCACCCAAGCCGCAATCTGGGCATTTGGCCAAGGCCTGGCGGGTGAAGCGTCGCGGCAGCCGATATTGCTCCCCATGGGACTGTTACAGCAGGGGTTTCTGAGCGAGACTTCCCTCTACGCTGAACCGGAAATGCAAATCGCGGTGTAAGATTAAAGTGCTGTGGGCTGGACACACCGAAACCAATATATACTCAACTCATAGATGATGCATGGATGCGATCGGGAGCCAAACGTTTGTCGGAACGGCTTCGGCACCGTCAAACGGCTCAATTAGGGTGGTAAGCTGTCGCTACGGAAGGCATCCGTCCGATGGGTCACGGTCGCAAACGAGACAGCGCGGATCGGCTATGGTAGGGTCTGCCATCGTGCATCCCATCCGAGCAACGCACGCCTGAGAGACCGATTCTCCCGCTCCGCCGGAGCAAGACTATGGACATCAACTATCTTCTTCGTCGGGAGCAGGAGGAACTGCACCGCGCCGAGACTTCACCGTCCCCATCCGCACGAGTTGTCCACCGCGCACTTGCGTTGGCGTACGGCAAATTGCTCATGAAAAGCACTTATCCTCATAACCGCCTTGAGACGGACGCAGAACGCAGCGTCAAGCGTGACGAACGCCTGCAAGTTGCTGCTGAAGATGCTTCCTGGGAGAACGAAGGCGGCACTCCGCGCTAGTCGCCAAGCGTGACGAACGCCGTTCCAGTGCGGGCCCGAATGCTGCAAAGTGACGCGTGCCCTTATATCGGAGCTACTGCGATCCCATGTAGTGACTATCGCTGCCCCAGCCTCGAGCCCAGCCGCGACTGAGAGATGCTTTGCGCTCCCGCTCGATGCGTGAGACGAGCTATGACCATCGATCATCCAGGCGGACCGCTCTCGGTGCGGCGTCCTAACCGTCGAACGGCTCAAAATGGGTGGAAACCGGTCAGACTGTTCTTAGACGGCAATGCAGTGGATAGCGGTCGGTCGTTGCGCTACGGTTTTTGCAATGAGCGACCCTGATCGATCCAGCCCCTATCGACGCGGATGGCGGTTCATGATTGCGTTGGTGCTTGCGATGCCAGTGATTGTGTGGGGCGTGCCAATCACCGCAACCGCACTTGGCTTATCGCCCAAAGCCGCGCTGGTATTCACAATGCCGTTAGTGTTGATCTGGCTGATTGTCGGAAGCGTGGGCAGTTTCATGATCGCTTGCCCACGCTGTGGCAGGTCAGTATTTCTACGCCGCTTCATGTTTGGCGCACCATGGCCCAATCGAGCCTGTAGCAAGTGCCGCACCGATCTGACCTGCGGGACGGCTAGTTAGGGGTCG